AAATGGCAACAGTTATCGCTAAAGGAGAGTTTGTAAACAATCCAAATGCAAATAATATTGGTAATGCTCAATTTGTACATTGTGTTGCTACAGGAGCTACTCAATCAGTTGTTGTAAAAAATGCTACTGGTACAACACTAGGAAACATTTACTTACACGCAGCTGGAGATTCAATTATTATTGAAAAAGCACCGACTGATACAATTACAATTGTTGACGGTCACGCTAGCGCTGTAGGTTCACCAAGAAGTTAATTATGACCATATCTACGACCAAGTTAGTTGATGATAGTTTTAAAATTATTGTTAACGCTAATGGTGTAGGTAGTGAAACAGAACAGAAACTTGTAGATGTTGTTAATTCAAACAATGCTTCAAGTGAACCAAAAGTTTCAATTGCTAACATACAATACGAAGTTGTTGGCACAGGAGATGTAACTGTATTTTTTAAGAATGATACATCAAAAAAAGTTATAGTAAATGGTAGAGGTAATTACGGCCTTAAACCTAACGAACAAAAAATTAAAGACGTAATAGGAGATGTTTTATTAACGAGTGACTCTAACGTAACAAAATATAATGTCGTTATAGAGGCACATAAAGAATCGGGTTATACAAATGGCTGATACAGTAACAACACAAACAATAGCAGATACATCTGGTGTAAAATTTGTAACTAAATTAACTAACTTTTCAGATGGTACTGGAGAAACTTTAGTACGAAAAGTTGACGCTTCAGAAACTACTTTTATGACCGAAGATGGTAATAGAAAGATTAGTAAGATTTGGTTTTCAGTTAACACAGCAAATGGTAAGTCTGGTGTAGAGTTATTATGGGCAGGGGCTACTAACGCTTCTGCTGTTTTTCTATCTGGTCAAGGTTATTGGGATTTAAGACCAGCTGGAGATGAAATTCCAAACAATGCCACAACGGCAACTGGTGATGTATTATTAAGTACAAGAAACTTTGCTAATGGCGATAATTATACAATTATTGTTGAGTTTAGATAAAAAAGTTTATAAATATAAGTAAGAGAGAGAAAAATGAAACTTATTTCCGAAGAAGTACAACACGCCGAATATCTTATTGAAGAAAACAACGGTAAAAGAGATTATAAGATTAGAGGTGTTTTTTTACAATCAGATATCAAAAATAGAAATGGAAGAGTCTATCCAAGAGAGATTTTGGTTAGAGAAGTGAATAGATATAATAAAGAATTTATCAATAAAAATAGAGCTTTTGGTGAGTTAGGCCATCCAGATGGACCTACAGTTAATTTGGAGAGAGTATCACATATGGTGAAAAAACTCTATCCTGATGGAAAAGATTTTATTGGTGAAGCAAAGATTATGGACACACCATACGGAAAGATCGTAAAAGGTCTTATTGACGAGGGTGCTCAATTAGGAGTATCTAGTCGAGGTATGGGGTCTTTAATACAAAGAAACGGTGTAAACTACGTAAAAGATGACTTTTACTTAGCTACGGCCGCTGATATAGTAGCAGATCCATCTGCTCCAGACGCTTTCGTTGAAGGCATTATGGAAAGTAAAGAATGGGTTTGGGACAATGGTGTACTCAAGGAAAAAGACATAGAATCTTGGAAAAATCAAATCCGTACCGCTAGACAGCGAGCACTAGAAGAAGCTAAATTAAAAGTCTTCGAATCGTTTCTTAAAAAACTATAGTTTTATAAATATATCTACAAAGAAAATTTATAAACGTTTATAAAGAAAAAGGAGATTTTCAATGGCCGAAACAGAAAAAACTATTGAGGCGATGGAACAGGAAGCAGTGAGTGAAGCTATGGCTAACCCACAAGCTGACGCTCCAAAAAAGAATGCTGTAGCGGCAGAACCTTCACATCTGAAAAATGATGCTGAAGATTTAGGCTCAGCAGTTGTAAAACCAACTGACAGCAATCCTGACGCCACAAAGAAAATAAAACAAGTTTCTGGTGATCCTCAACAAAAAGCTCAAGGTTCAGCTGACGCTATGCCTAAGCTAAAAGAGGAAGATGAAACTAAATCGGATGAGAAAAAATCTGAAGTTAAAGAAGGTGAAATGCCAAAAGCAGCACTAGACGCTCTTAAAAAATCGCAAGATAAAAAAGAGATGTCACACGAAGACGAAAAGAAAAAAGATATGAAAGAAGAGTCGGAAGACATTATTGACGTATCTGCAGACGTTGACGCTTTAACTAAAGACGAAGACTTATCTGAAGACTTTAAAGCAAAAGCAACTACAATCTTTGAAGCAGCTCTGAAATCAAAAGTTTCAGAAATGAAGAAAAAGATGAATGCTAGCTATGAAGAAAAATTAAAGGAAGAAACTGAAGCTCATAAAGCTGAACTCGTTGAAAAAGTTGATTCATACTTAAACTACGTAGTTGAAGAATGGATGAAAGAGAACTCTATCGCAATCGAAAGAGGAATCAAAGGCGAGATCGCTGAAGACTTTATTTCTGGCTTAAAGAAATTGTTTGAAGACCATTACATTGATGTTCCAGATGAGAAATACAATGTATTGGAAGACCAAGCAAGCAAAATTGAAGAGCTTGAAAAGAAACTTAACGAACAAATCGAAAAGAATGTTGAAATCAACAAAACAGTAGGCGAATTAAAAAGACAAGACATCATTGATGAGGCGTCTTCAGATTTAGCTGATACTGCTAAGGAGAAATTCAACAAACTTGCTGAAGAAGTTGAGTATTCTAATGAAAAAGACTTTAGAACAAAAGTAGCTACTATTAAAGAAAGTTACTTCGGTAAAAAAGTCGAAGCTAGTGGTAATGAGATAGATGATGTAGCGGCAGGCGAATCTTCACAACCTGAAGATTTATCTAATGCTATGGCTGCTTATACCGCCGCTATAAGTAAAACAAAAGACATTAAGTTGTCGAAATAATAATACGGGAGAGAAAAAGATATGTACTTATCTGAAACTTACGAAAAAAAATGGCAGCCAGTCCTAGAACACGCTGATCTTCCAAAGATCACGGATTCTTACAGACGTGCCGTTACTGCTACTATCTTGGAAAACCAAGAAAGAGCAATTAAAGAAGACAATGCTTTTTTAAGTGAAGCAGCTCCTACTAACTCTACTGGTGCATCAATCAGTAATTGGGATCCAATCCTAATTTCGTTAGTAAGAAGAGCTATGCCAAACTTAATCGCATACGATATCGCTGGTGTACAACCAATGACTGGTCCTACTGGTTTAATATTTGCTATGAGAAGCAGATACACTAACCAATCTGGAACAGAAGCACTATTTAACGAAGCTGACACAGACTTCACAAGCAGAAACGCTGCTGGTGATTCTACAGCTCAATCAGGTGCTGCTCAAACTGGTACAAACCCAGGTTTACTAAATGACGATCCTTCGACTGCTTACACAAGAGGTCAAGGTATGGCTACAGCTACTGCTGAAGCTTTAGGTGATTCAGCGAACAACGCTTTTGCTCAAATGGCTTTCTCAATTGAGAAATCAACTGTGACTGCTAAGTCAAGAGCTCTTAAAGCTGAATACACTATGGAACTTGCTCAAGACTTAAAAGCAATCCACGGTTTAGACGCTGAAACTGAATTGGCTAACATCCTATCTGCTGAAATCCTTGCGGAAATCAATAGAGAAGTTGTAAGAACAATTTACATCAACGCTGAAATCGGTGCTTCAGACAACGCTTCAACTCACATTGGTGCTGTTAACGCTATCAACACAACTTCTGCTGGTATCTTTGATTTAGATACAGACTCAAACGGCAGATGGTCAGTTGAGAGATTTAAAGGCCTAATGTTCCAAGTTGAGAGAGAAGCAAACGTTATCGCTCAAAGAACAAGAAGAGGTAGAGGAAATATGATTATCTGTTCTTCAGATGTCGCTTCTGCACTTCAAATGGCTGGCGTGTTAGACTACACACCTGCTCTTAACAACAACCTAAACGTAGATGACACAGGAAATACTTTTGCTGGTGTATTAAATGGTAAATATAAAGTTTACATTGATCCATATTCAGCAAACAATTCTGCTGCTCAATACTTCGTAGTAGGTTACAAAGGTACTTCACCATATGACGCTGGTATATTCTACTGCCCATATGTACCTTTACAAATGGTAAGAGCTGTTGGTCAGGACACTTTCCAACCAAAAATTGGGTTCAAAACAAGATACGGCTTACAAGCAAATCCTTTTGCTGAAGCTGGTGTTACAGACAATGCTGTAATCAATGGCGCTGGTAATGCTAACGCTAACAGATACTACAGACGTGTTAAAGTAGCAAACTTAATGTAATCCAATTACATACAGTATTAAAAGGGCGGCCTAAAAAACCGCCCTTTTTTTATGCACTAAATACTAATATGAAAAAAGTCTTAATTCAATACCTATACATATTTTTA